CTAAGCATGTAAAATCAACTGCAGTCACTGAAGAATGTGTCTTTCTAATCTGACCAAATGCAGTATAACCCGTTAAATCCGCAGGTCCACCATTAGCATTTTCTACAGTTATGTCTGAAGAAAAATCCGTTCCTTGGTCGATACTTAAATTTGAATATATAGCCATATTACTTATTTATACTAATTTAGTTTAGTGCCTGATAGATTATACACTGCAACCTGTTCTATTGCGGCTATAGCTGACGTATTAGCAGATATAGCTAATGTGTTAGCAGCTGTATCAGCTGTATTAATAGTTATTTGTGTCAAATTATCAGCTAGACTCTGTATAATACCACTGTTAGTATCTCCAATTGCCGTTGTTAACAGAGAAATGTCAATTGAATTTTCAACTGTTTCTGTTAAAGCATCAATAAGATTATAATACCCAGCTCCATCGATAGTAATAGGAAGTAACGCAATATCACCAACAGCATCAGCTAGCTCATTAGTCTTTACTCTCCAATCTTCAAATGTATTTGTTACACTTACGTTTATATTTGCCATATTATTTCTCTAATAATTGTTTTAACATGTATTTAATATCGGAAATTTCATCTTCTAATTTTGTTAATCTAGATTGATTTTCCTTATATTTTACCATTGCCGCTCGAGCAGCAGTTGCTGCATTACTATTCTTATTTATAATCGCCCCGGACTTACTATCGCGATACAAATCTTTATGTCCTTTTACTTGTTGCATTATATAATTGCTATAGCTCTAAAGTTTCTAATTCTTGGAACATTAGATGTATTATCACTTAACATCACAACTTTTACAGCAAACGTTGAAAATGATCCTGTAATTCCGGTGGTTTCAAACATAACTTCAGAAAATTCATTGCCGGTATATGGAATATTAACTGCATCCGCTTCAATCCACGCATTATTAGTAATATCCTGGTGTCCAGCTTGAACATAAACTTTAATATCAGATCCGGTCGGTCTAGAAATATCCAGCCAAACTTTAAGCTCATCTGAATCTTCATTTAATGTAACATACTTGGTAACATACTTAGCCATGGCTAACCCAACCTCAGGTAAACCTTCATCAGTGCTGTCATTATTAATATTATTTGCAATTGCAATTAATGAACATCGATGCATATCAATAACTGGACTTAAATTATTAATATGTACACCATTAACAGATACAGAGGAATCGCTAGTGAAATACCCAGCTAGCATTAGACCATTACCATCAATACCGGCCAAAATACCATTTTCCACACTTAATGCGTATTGTGGCTCCGGCGTTGTATAGTTTGAATTGATATCAATTCTTGCTGTAGTAGTACCAGTTAATGGACTATATAAATTAGCCGGCACATTATAACCATATATACCACTATCAGTCATACCGTATTGTGACCCATTATGAGTTGTTGATCTAATAAACCAATCCATACTAGTATTATTTAATACTATAGACTCCATAATAGGATTGAGCACATTGTATACCACATTTGATTGTGCAATTACTGTACCACCAAAGATATTTGTTTCACCAGCATTAACAGCAACATCAATATCATAACCAAACTCAGTTGGGTTGCTAATAGTATGTCCAGTTGGTATATTAATAACGTTTGCACTAATAGCAGTACTAACATCACCAGAATTCGTATATACTACAGTATCGCCAGATTGCAATCCATGATTCGAATGTTTAACATTTAATACAGAAGATCCTGACGTAGCTTTAAATGGATCATTAACCAACTTACTAGGTGGAACAACTTTAGGTGCAAGATATATCTCACCTGCATTAACAAAATCAGCAATATTCAATTCAAATTTGATATCGCTTTCTTGCATAGCTGTCCATGTAGAAGCATTTTGTGATTTAAACATTACTCCGGCATATGCTTGACCTTGAATCATCTCATCAGTCGTGCTATCTCTTTCACCAACAGTACCATAATGAATATTATATTCATTTGAATTCGACATAATAACGAAACAATATTCAACAGATTCCTCTAAATAAACAGGAGAATCAAAAGTAAAGGCCGTTGGACCAGTAGTATTAATACTACTTGGAGCAATTGAAACCTCACTAAATGGAAGTTCAATTTGAGTAGGCATACCATTTTGCATTTCTCTAATCGAAATTGTAACTTCGGCTGTAGCCGCAACAGTTGCAAAATATAAATCTATAGAAGTAGCAAATACACCACCGGCAATATCTATTTTAATTGATTGTGCTAATGGATCTGCCCAAGTGGTCTGTCTTCTATTTGAGAATGCAGATGAAGAACTATTAGTATCAACAGTTTGACTAGCATCAGTTCGAACAATTTTAGGCACTCGAGTTGAAATAGTAACATTTTCTTTTTTCTCTAATAGTCCCTTTGCAGCATATTCAGCCACAGCCGAAGTAGTTGTCAATGATGAGTCATTTAATATACTATCAGTTAATACTAAATCTTTAACACCAGACGTAAAATTCAGTGCATCATTATTAGGTACCCAAAATGTAAAATCAAGTTCACCTGCAATTGAAGTAGTTAAAGTAGTAGCTCCAGATGGGTGTGATGTTTGTGATAATAATGCAGACGTAGCAATATCCATATTGCTCGGCGATGCATTCTGTGATACATAATCACTAATATCTATACCATCAAAGAATGCATATAACTGTGTGCTAGGTCGACATCTAGTTAGTTTACAATTAACTAATCTAGAACGCATATACGGAATAAATGTTACATCAACCACTCGATCGTCTTGACGCTCAATTACTGATGAAGGAACTATGGATGTGGTAATTCCACTTCGCGTAGATATTCCAGTATTGGTAACTGTAGTTAATGTATGCGTACCACCATTACCGCCACTACTCCATCTAACATTATCTGTTACCGTGGTTATAGGAGTTCCGGTCCAGTTAGTTTCCCATTCGTTCCAAACAGTACCAACTGCAGTAGTTCTTTGCATATCAGCTAATAACGAATCATACTTACTTTCATCATTAATCATTACATCTGGCAAACGCTCGACTTCTTTCCATTCATCAGTACTTGGATCAAGTTTTAATGAACCGGTCCAGTTAAATACATCATATGGGTTAACATTAATAGTATCAGATGCCTGTAATTGAGTAATTACAGGAGTTTCGCTATAGGCTAATGTTATAAGACCGCCTTCAGTTTGTACAGTATTATCACTAATTAATGGAGCAGGTGGTTGAATTCTTTCTAAATCAATATTTTCTTCTTCGAATGTAGGTCTACATTCACCGTTAGTTGCATCAATAGCACAGTTAAAATCTTTAGAAAATACATTAGAAACTGCACCATTAATAAATGGATCTACTAAAAATCCTGATTTAAATCTATCGATACCACCGGAATATATTTGTTGTTCTTTAGCTGCATTTTCTAAAGAATTTAATGATGTATAATACTCTAATTGATTAATACGTTTTTCAATTGCACCAATATCGCGCATCGTATAACGTTTATTATCAATATGTTTAATTTGTACATCTTTTGCATTTTTAGTATACGGTGGAATGAGTAGCCAGAAAATTGTCATGCCATTAGTTGGATCGTCTGGCACAGGAGGTACTAATGCAGGAGTACCTTCTACTACTGTAAATTCTCCTGCTCGCGTCATAGCAACTTTATCAATTCTACCTAAATAATATTGAAGATTTGTTTCAAAAGTGGTATTAGCTCTCATTGGATTTGCTAATACACCATTAACAGATCTAAAATCTACCACATCTCTTAAATCAATATCTTCGAAAGTTTTAATATCATCGTATGCGATACCACCATCTACATATGAGTCAACTGTAAAGAAGTCACCTGTAATAGAATGCGAATAATGCGTATATGTAATTTTAATTTCAGTATTTGTGGCATAAGGTACAGCATAGTGTGATCCAGGTTTAACCCTGACTCTTCCTAAACCATAATGTGTTGACCTTTGGCCGTTATCTATTTCAAAATGTTCAGTAATATCTTTTAATGCTAAACTATTATTAACATCCCATTCTTCAATTTTAATAATTTCTACAATATCGCTATTAGTAAGATCTTGCCATACTGTAAAATCAGTAATTACCGAATTCGGATATGATGGAATTGAATCTTCAATCCCTAAACCATTGGTACCATCTTCTAATGTTTTTGTTTTATGACTAGTTGTTTTAATAACAGGCGCAACTAATTCAACCACTGATCCAGTCAATTGGCCAAGCCACGAGTGGCTATTAATTGTTAATGTTGCTGTTTGGTTATTATTACTTAACACTACGTCAAAATCACCTCTTCTAAATGCTTGATTAATAGTAGCAGCAGGGGTCTGACCATCTAATGTACAATATGCAACCCAATCATTACCTTCGTAATCTGTAAATGTTTCATTAGAAGCACTATTAAATACTACTTCTGTACCATTAACAATTTTAGTACCAAATGTACGTGTTATTTCATATCGATAATCAAATGCTGGAATTGTACCAGATATATCTGTATCATGCGTTAAAATTTTATTATAAGGCAATTGCAATATATAAGAATCATTTCCAATTATATAATCATCAATAGTCCAGCCAGCGCCGTTAGCCTCAGCTGTTGTTAAACCATACAATCCAACAACCACAGTATTAACATTATTAATATTAATTCTATATACATCTGTCGCTGCATTATTACCAATAACTGTTTGTCTAACTGAATACACTAAAGCACTTCCTAATAAAGTACCTGCATTATCTTTTAATTCTATAGTATCGCCATATGAAGGTAATTGTGTACCACCTGAAAGACTAGACATTATATCTACGTAACTTCCGTCATTAGTATTTACTGATTGGTATGTTGCTAATTCTGTGGTTCGTGCTTTATTAATAGATATATCTGTTTTTGATAAAATATCAATCTCATAACCTTTTACATATGCTTTACAAGGTTCTACCGCTAAATTAACACTAAAAGATGTATCACCATCTTTTACACTGGCTCTAACTGGATTAACAGAATAATTTCCAGATTCGTCGAATGTGCGTCTTGCTAATGTTTCTTCAATAAAGGCATAATCAGTTCTTAAGACTTGTGAAAGAATTCTACCTTCTTCTAATTTTACCAACATAACAAAATTGCTAGCAGCTGGATCTGTTTGTATACCTAATTCAGTTTTAATTTGTAATCTGTGTGCGCCTGGAGCTGTTTCATTTGGACTACCTGTAGCATTGTCGTTAAGGGATTCATCTTCGCCAGGACCAATTACTGATTCTGTTACAAAAAACCCGATATCGGATGTTACATTAGTATCATATTTAGCTACTACGACCGTTGCAGCTTTTACCACAACAAAGTTCTTATTAATATAGTATATGCCGTCATCGACTGAAACCAATGAACCTTCACCTACTGTTTGTTGATCACCTGAGTTAATTAAATTACCAATAGTTGCTGCATAAGTAACATTATTGTCATCAGTGCCGGATACAGCTGACCCGTTTGTAAATCCGCCTACAGTAGTGGCAGTATTAATATCACCTGCAATATATCTTATATACAGTGTTGCTGGATCCGTTGCAGTTGCATCAATACCGTGAACAACCCGCGCTTCAGTTGTTCCGCCATCGTTGATTGCTAATCCAACCCAGTCAGTAATATTACCGCTATAGCCATCAATTAATTTAATATAACCAATTTGGTTATGAACTGTTACGCCACCAGGAATAACCATAGCACCATTTTTAAATGCATGATCACCTATCGATGATATCTGGTGCTGTAATGTGGTTTGAAGTTGGGTAAGCTCCCTAGCTTGTAAAGGTATACCAGGTCTAAATAAAATTCTATTATATTTTTCTCTAGGACTTAATCCATCAACTGCTGTTGGTGTTTCGAAATCATCCCAATAAGGGTCTGTATTAAAATTGATTGCCATGGTTCTTTATTCCTTTTTAAAATTCAATTACTAATCGAATTGTTTCAATCTGTGATGAAGATCTGCTTACCGCATCTCTATTTTCTACAAACATAATTTCGCCTGAATTAAATACAATATCAGCATCGTTAACTGACGTTACTGCAGCATTAACACTATCGATAGTATCACCTACCGCAAATGGTGCAAATCCAGTATCTTCATTTTGAATATAATATATTGTAGCCGTGGTTCCATCGTGATCATATTGAACTACATGTCCTTGCGCACCAGAATCACCAGCACCTAAGGCTGTAATAATTTCATCTGATACAAAATCACTTGAATTAGCTGTAACTGTTAATGATTTGCACGTGTTATATACATCATTATTTCCAATCACTGATGTATCATTGTCAATCGGATTTTTAATTAATGAAAGCTGTCTGAAATCATTGGCTGTAGGTATAATATTATTTTCATTACCATCGAATACTTTATTAAATGCAATATAATGAGCTCTTAAGTCATACGTTGGATCTGCACCATAACCACCTTTAGGTGAAAGTACTGCCCTAGCGGTTGCGCTATTACCAGAGGTATCTGTAATTGTTACTGTAGCATAATCGTACCCGCTTCCATATGCTGGAGCGCCGTTACTATCTTGCATGAGAATATCAGTAATTGCACCATTACTGTCAACTACTGCTACAGCTTCTGCGCCTGATCCATTACCATCAACAGTAACAGTAGGTGATGCACTATAATTATTATCACCAAAACTATTGATAATAATATTATATATTGCACCTGCAGTTGCACCCTGTTGTACTGCCCATTGGTCTTGTAATGCTTGAGCAGAACCGGTACCAGGATCTGAATCTAATTTTTGTGCTGGAACAAATTCAATAGTTAAGAATTTATTTGCAATATCTGTTGGAACGGTATACATGTATTTCCAAATATACCCATCGGATGTTTCCGATACCCCTGAAGTTTGTACACCAATTGTATCTGGATCGATAGTAGAAGCACCATCTGCTTTTAAACATAAAAACACATTAAAGTTATTGGTAACAACCATAAATCGAGTACCCTCGATATTTACGTGTTTATCATCATATCCAGTATATGTAGTACCGTTAGCCCAGTTATTTCTAGGCGATGCAAAAATAATATCTGTTGCTGCTACCTTTTTCATAGCAAACAATTCTTGCCATACTTGGTTATTTGTACTATCATTTTCACCAGGTAGGTGAGGTAATTCTGTTGAAGTAGAATCTAAAGCCCATGCATTAGGTCGACCTAATCCCATATAATATGTATCTGTAGCTAGACTATCAACAAAACGTGCAGTTGTATCTAATCTAAAGTTTTGTGTAATAATTGCTGACATTTTATGTTCGCTCCGTTTTTATTAAGTGATGGTGATTTGTGCACCAAAGTGAATATTTACATTTCTATTTATAACATCTTGTATAACAATATCACGATAATCTCGTATATACCGCCAATTGAAGAATTTGGTATTTTCAAAATGGTCGTATGCTCCAAATCTAGTTAAGACATCTGCGTCATATGCAAATTCTTTTTCAACTTTTTGAGTGTTAGTAGTATCTATAATAGTGCCATAGTCGACTATAGGAATAAAGATCTTCCATGGTAAACCACCGTCTTGCGTTCCAGGCTGCAAGCTTGGCATGCCTTTATCAAGGATAGTTACAAATACATATATCTCACCAAAGAATATAAATCCTGCAGGATGCACTAATCTACTAAATGCATCTTTCCAATCTTCAATTTTTACTCCAGTTCTTAATACATAAGAAAACTTCTGATAAAAGTAAGAATCTTGTAAATACTTTAATTCATCAGGCATACCATCAACTGTAGTAAATACACCACGCTTATATATTTCTACTTTTGAATTTAGTGGTAAATTTCCTGTAAATTGAAGATTGCCATTTGCCAATTGAACAGCAGTTGGATCGTATTGATCATTCACATATATAATATTGCTATCTATTGTCGGCAAAAATCCGTTGTTATCAGTAAAATCAATTAGATCGGTTGGTGTTAGACCTGTCCATATATTAACTGGAGTATATAATGAAGGATCGGCAATTATTGCAGCACTATTATCAACCCATCTACCATCAGACGCAGCTAAAATATCTGTTACCGGGAAATATATTTCTACATCTTCGTTATGAATAAATTTAAAAAATGCCTCAATTGATTCTGGTGTACCACGTGTTTGATAAAATTCAACTAAATGTTTATAAAATAATCTTGGGTCTGCAGCAAATGTTCTTGGTACTGCAATACCAATTTCGTTTTGTAGTTCATTTAATAACATGTCTTCAATTAGATCAATGTCTCTTTGATGATCTAATTGATTAAGATAAAATCCAGATGAATTTTCTCTTTCTAAGAATAATGCATATACCTTAATGAACTCAATGAGTTCAGGGTAGCTAGTAACTATGTGTTCAGGTATTAAATCATCAATAAATGATGATATATTAAATGATGGCTTATGCATAATTAATAACTACCACCGGTAGTAGACGCAGAAGGTATAGTTGTATAATTAACGCCAGCCGCAGCACCACCAGTTACAATATTATCGATATAAGGAGTAATTGAAGAACCACTAACATTAATTCTTAATAAATCATTTCGTAATGGTTTAATATCAGGTGATTCTGTTTTTGTATAAATTGTAATAGTATTACCCTGCATATTTGCTAATAAACCTGTTGGGGCAAATTGATCTAAATATACACAACCAATACCTAGATCGATATAACCAACATTAGGATTAACTACTTGGTTGCCTGTATTAACTATTTGTATAATACATTTACCTTCTGCCGTATTTAAATAATCTTTTAGTTTACACACCACTCCATTATATAAAAATTTAGTTGATGTGATTCTACTGCCAGGATCTATATCTATAATCCGTTGATTAAAATCAATTTTATAATTAAGAGCTTCATTAAAGCTAGCACTAAAATCTTTGCTAATACTAACATTTGCAACAGAGGACATAATAGAAACATCGCTGTCATCTATAGCTCTTAATACATTTGAGTGTCTAAATATACCGCCAAATAATTGTAATGAATTAGCATCATATGCATCTATTACTGACCTAATTTTTTCAGCAATTGCAATGCCAGATAAATTTGTTACGTTTGGATCGTATTTAAACGAAACCGTTATGTTAATATCTATGTAGTTAGGATCTATTAATTTTGGTTGAATTGAAACCACATTTTTAGGTTTAATTAATTTAATAACTTCAGCTTTTTGCTCTAGAGTTAAATTAGCAGCATTGCCAGTAGGCTTAATTGAAATGTATACTTTACCAAAATCAGGTGGATTATTATCTTCACCACCCCAAACTGCCATAGTATGAATATTACCATACTCATTTTGAATTATAGCTTTATAATCATCAGGGGTGACAGCTCTATTTTGTGCAATATATGCTCTAGGAGCATTGTACTTAATACTGTTTAATCCCTCACGTGTAATACCACCTTGAGCAGCTTCTACAGTCCTGATTGATACAGCAGTATTACTATTACCCGCACCATCTTTAATTGAATTTATTAAGAATGTTTTAGCACCATTAATGTTTTCTGTTCCAGTTACAATATAAGAAACTTCTATAATATTTCCTAATGATAATTTTTCGCCAATAATATCATCGCCAAATAAAATTTCATAAAAACCTTCTCTTGATTCTTCTAAGAAAAATACTTTAGAATCAGCTAATACATTTACAATGTTTGTTGATTTTGTAAATGTTATTTTTTCATTTGAAGTATTTGAAGTACGTACAT